CGGATAGTATTGGGATCGGAGATTCCTCAGGAGCTTGACGACATCCTTGATAAGGTGGTCAGGCTGTATCACAAACGAACAAACGGGCCAATTGGATTCGACACGGTGTGTCTTTTGGCCACACTTTGGTATTCCGGTTTCTTAAAATCACCCAAGAAGCCAGTGTTATCAGGTAGTAGTAAATGAGCTTTTTGCGCAACCAGGCTGTCACGGGGTTTACCTTTGCCCTTGTGAACAAGACATCTGGTGCTGCCCTGACGGGTGGTGCCGGTGCTGTCAGCAAGTATTACACGCTTGATGGGGGCACACAGGCCTCCATTTCTGGTTCTGTCGCAGAAGAAGGCAATGGTCAGTACAGCGTCAACCTGACGGCTGCTGAGATGAACGGTGCCGTAGTCGGCCTCCTGTTCACCCATGCCAGTGCCATACCGGTTCAGTTTACTATCAAGACGGTGGGTGGATCGACCACCTCATCGAGTGAATCCACGCTTTCACTGAGCCTTACTGGCCTTCGCAAGGAGGTCGGTTGGCTATGGCTAGGGGACAGGACAAGTGGAAACTGGACTTCAGACGAGACTGACCAGATCGACGAGATGATATTTGCTGGCTTACGCCAGTTCTACCATCCCCCTCCCCTGCCAGGACAAGGCTTGGCCCATCAGTGGTCTTTCCTGGAACCGACGACAACCCTTGCCACGGTGGCAAACACGTCGGACTATACCCTTCCCGCCAGCTTTGGTGGGATGATCGGGCCTCTTACTTTTGCTGCCGGAGACAACCGATGGAACGCCATCGACATTACGAATGAACATCGCATTCGTATCCTCCGGCAGCGGGACTTTAACTCTCTGAAAAGCCATCCGATTTCTGCGGCACTACGGGCCAGGACTTCGGATGGTAGTGATGGTCAGAGGTTTGAGCTTCTCCTGTGGCCGACACCGGACAAGGAGTACACGCTTTCCTATCGCTACCATGCCCTGCAGGCGAAGCTAACGACCTCCAATCCGTATCCCCTGGGTGGCGAAGTCCATGCAGAGGCGATTCTGGAGAGCTGTCTGGCCATCACAGAGCAGCGTCTGGAGAACAATGCTGGAGTCCATACCCAGAAGTTTGCAGAACGTCTAGCCGCTTCTATCTCCCATGATCTCCAGTTGAACGCACCTGAGTACATGGGGTACAACGGCGACCGTTCCGATGGCCTTGGGCCTTCAGAGAATGAGTTCCGAAGGTACTTTGGTAGCGACGTGGACTATGACGGAACGATCTTCTACGACACCAACCCAACCTAGGTGACCTATGCACCAGACACCACAGAACGCCACTACAGGCACTGTTTCCCTTACTGACGCCGTGGGTTCGACTCCGGTCATTAACTACCGTGGTTACCGCAAGGGGTTCGTGTATGTGCCGAATGGCAGCAGTCTTACAGGTCTTACCTGGTATGCCTCAGATTCCGAAGATGGCGACTACGAGGCCTGTCACGACGGCAGTTCGGCAATCACCAGTACAGTAGCAGCAGACCGTGCTGTTCCTCTTCCAACGACCCTGGAAGGCGCAGCTTACCTGAAGGCCGTAGGGAATGCGGCTGGAGACGTTAAGTTTTCCTTTATCTCTTAGGAGAAATGACCAGTGACTTCACACAGAGTATTACAAGACATTGCGAACTCCACCGAGCTTAGTCTGCTTGATCCCGGCAATGCCGGAACCATCCTGTTAGACCGTAGTGGTGGCGTCTGTTCAGTTGTTACCGCAGCATCGGAGAGTCGTAAGATTGGATCTCCCCAGCGTACTGGCATCGTGATCACTGTCTGTCTCAAGACAGATGGCGGTGACCTGGCCATTACTAGTGCTGGTGGTGAAATCCTGAACTCCGGTGCTGGTACTGAAACGACCGCGACAATGGCCGATGCCGGTGACGTTCTGACCTTGATCAGCGTCGACAAGGGATCGAATGTTGTCTGGGCTGTCCTTGCAAACCGTGGTGCAACCCTGAGCTAATCATGCCGAGAAAACGCACCAGATTCCACATGCCGTGGCCTTCTGGTGGTTTGGTGCTCAGTACATCGCATGAGGATCAGCCCAGGGGGACGACTGTCGATTGCCAGAACGTCCGGGTCTACGACCCTCTCACTGGCCGGGCCAGGGGTGCGCAACGGGCGGGTCTAGCGAAGTACAACAGTTCCCGAACTGCCGATTCCCAGGTACAGGACATGGGCGTGGTGGTAGCAAGAGGCACACCTTCAGACCAGGAGGAGGTGGGTGCCCGGACTGTGACTGCTTATGCGGTTACCAGCGGGACTGTAGCCAAGTTCACGACCAGCGGGTTCACTACTGCGACGAATGGGGGTAGTGCCCTTAGCTCCAGTGTGCCGGTTGTATTCTCTACCGAACTGTTTGGCATCGTGTACTTCGCAGACGGGGCAGCAGAGAAGAAGTGGACGGCCAGTACCAATACGGTAGCGGCCTGGGCTGCAAGTCCTGGTACTCTCCCGACCAGCGGTTCTAACAAGCCCCGGTTGATCGAGACGTGGAGAAGCCGGATTGTGTCCAGTGGGATCAGTGCTGACGCCCACAACTGGTTCATGAGTGCTGCCGGTAACCCCCTGGACTGGGATTACTCACCAACAACAGAGACTGCGATCCAGGCGGTAGCGGGGAACAATACAGATGCGGGGAAGAGTCCTGACATCATCAACTCCATGTGCCCGTACAACGATGATGTACTGATCTTCTTTGGCGACCATACCATCCACCAGATGACGGGTGATCCGGCTGAAGGGGGCCGTATTGACCTTGTGTCCTCTACTATCGGGGGTGCCTGGGGCAGGTGTTGGGCCAAGGCCCCGGACGGGGCTGTGTACTTTTACGGTTCCCGGGGCGGTGTTTACCGCATGGCTCCTGGTGGATCTCCTCCTGAGAGTATCACAGAGGGTGCTATTGAAGAGAAGTTCAAGAGCATCAACATGAACACAACATTAGTACGGCTAATATGGAGCGACAGGGAGAAGGGTCTTTATGTGTTCCTGACTCCGCTGGACGGGTCTGCCACGACAAACTACTTCTTTGATGTTCGCAGCGGTTCCTGGTGGCTGGACAAGTTTGCTACTGCAGCCCACAACCCCACGTCGGTACTGACCTTTGACGGGGATACGAGCAGTGACAGGACGCTCCTGATGGGTGGTCAGGACGGTTATGTACGCAAGTTTGACTACGATACCCCGGCAAATGCTGACGATGGTGTGGCCATAGACAGCTATATCTGGCTGGGGCCTATCCAGTTGACCAACAAGCCAAAGTTAATGTTGCGGGAGCTTAATGCGGCGTTCGATACTGCAAGCAACGATGTGTCCTTTGCCGTCTATGCGGGGGAGAGTTCCCAGGTTGCCAAGGCTGCAACTGCCAAGTTCACCGGCACATGGGTAGCTGGCAGGAACAAGTCGGAAAGGCGTCGGGCGACGGGTCATAACCTGTTTGTCCGGTTAAGGAACAACACGAACAGTCAGAAGTGGCAGTACGAGTTTATGGGTGTGTCAGTTGACAGTTTCGATGGCCCCAGAGCGAGGCAATGGTAATGGCATTAAATGGATTCATAAAGAACGCTGCAAGGGATCCCAGTCATGGTGTTCGTGCTCGTCGTAACGCACAGCAAATGGCTACCGCTCCCAAGGCTTTGAACCCAATATCGGGGCAGCAGATTTTTATTGAGGAGTTTGCTTCCGGCTCACTCCCTGATTACGGTAATACCGGCAGGATAGTGTGGGCACCAGACAATAGTCATATCTACATAGATACGGGGTCTGGTTGGAAGTCCGTGGAACTTACTGGATAAAAGGAGAAGACTATGCCGAAGGTAGGAAAGACAAAGTATCCGTATACAAGCAAGGGTAAGGCGGCAGCGAAGAAGGCCGCAAAGAGGGCAGGAACCAAAGTGAAACGTACAAAGAAGAGGAGTTATTGATGGTACTTCCACTGGCACCGATGGCGGGCTTATTGCCACAGTTACTGAAAAAGATGAACCAGCCTCAACCCATGGCACCTCCACCTCCTGGGATGCAGATGCCCCCACGTGGTCATGTCGCAGGGGGGACTATGGGCCTACCGCCGACACCATTTCCCGAGCCTGGCATTGATCCGCGAGGAACGGGGACGGGTGGCCGACCCCTTGCTTCAGGGGGTGATATAGACCTCCCAACTGTTGGGCCTGGGCAACAGCCGCATACCCCCGTGCCCCCAGACATGCTGACGCCCCCACTAAATCCCCCGGTTCCTCCTGATTTCCAGGTTCCCCCGTCTCCTGTAGACATACAGCCCATGCCTCCCACTCCC